CCTTCTTGAAATCCTCAACCATCGTCCGCACGTGGTTCTTGTCCACTTCAAACCCATCGCCAATCGGAATCTGGTCAAGGGGCATCAACTGGAGGAGCGCATCGGGATCGACACACCCGAGCCGGACTGCATCTATGGCGACCGCATCCGCTACGATCTTCGTAGCAAAGGCTGCGCGGAGTTTCTGCGCCTGTGCTTCAGCGCTTTCCGCCTTGGTCTTGTAGACGTTGGCCAGCTCCTTGAACTGTCCCTGCTCTTCGAGGGTGCGTTTCTGATCGTTTTCACGATCCGCCTTCTCTTGAGCCAACTTCTGCCGATACTGCTTCGCCTCAGCCGAAACTTCTTTCAGCCTGCGCGCAAGCTCCTCTGCCGATTTCGTTACTACGATCTCTTCAGTGGTCGTGCTTTGGTTGTTCTGGGACTCGTCACCCGTCTGGGTTTCGGTTTGCTCGGACTGAGCGGTTTCCTTACTCATTATTCACTCCAGGTTTGGTTGCGTCAAGCTGGTTGGTTGGGGACTTGCACCTGGGGTGGGACGCGCACACCCTCACGGTCAATCTCATCAGCCACTTTCTGGGCCTCTTCCTTCGAGACTCCCCGAAGTTCTTCGATGGCTTCCACGCGGCTCATGAGTCCGTTCTCCATGCGCGCGACGACGGAGGCTTCCTTGTCCGTCTGCGTCTGCACCATCTGCGGCTGGGCGAACTTGACGCATAGTTCTGCGTCCTCGGGCCACTCGCCGAAATCGTATTGGTCATCCAGCAGCGGCGTCCCGCGAATCACCTGGTACCAGGCGCGCAGAAGCTCGAAAAGCTCGTATTCCACGCACGAGAAGAGGTCGAGGTCGTCCTGGCTGGCTTCGAAGCGGTCGATCATCGCCAGGAGGCGCTCTAGGCCCGAGGCGTAGGTGGCGGTCTTCCCGTCAGACGAAATGGCCTTGGGGTCAATCCCCCGGCTCGTCATGAAGTAATTAAGGAGGCGGTCGAGCAATTCGAGGCTTGACTTCATATCCGGCTGGGGAGAGACGAACTCGAATGAGGGTTTCGCTTCCGGCCTGGAGGGGTCGAGGGGGAGGAAGAGGATCTGGTTGGGCCCGACCGTCACACTCTCAGGCACCTTCTCGGCAGTTATGACTGCCTGGGCGTAGGATTGCAGGCGGTTCGTGTTCACGGTGTCGGAAAGGGCCACGGAGTAGTCGATGGCGAATTCTACGACGCCCGAGCCACGGCGAATCCAGTATTCGAAATCCTTGTTCTGCGCAATGTCGATGAAGGGAAGCGCGAGGATGGGGTTGGGGTCGCGCGAGAGGATTTCTCCCTGCGCGTTCACCACCAGGATCTCTTCCATCGTCCACACGATGTACTTCTTGAGCGTGGCCCGGTAGTCGTTCTGGTCCGCGATATCCTTGTCCATCCCGCTGCTGGCGACTTCGTTCTTCGAGCCCGTGTCCTGGCCCTGAATGTCGCTCCCGCGCTGGGTGATGTTGTCGAGGTTGCTGCGGTCGTAGGTGGAAATGATGTAGGCGATCGCCTTTTCGGGATCGTTCGGGTCCGGCACGACGTCGTACTGGTGCGGGGCCAGGACGCGCAGGCAGATCTTCCCGTCTTTGGGGATCACCTGGATACAGGCTTGGTCGTGGAGCTTGTACTTCTGGTTTGCGCGCTTGAGGGCGACGTTCACGCGGAAGTCGTCGTAGAGGGCGAGCAGGCCGGTTTTTAACTCAGCCTGAGCTTCCGTTTCCGCTCCCGCCTGGCTTTCGATCTCGATATCGCGCACGGGCGGGCGCTTGTAAAGGCTCGCCATCTCGTCCACCATCCGGCGCGAGAGGTTGATGGAGGTGCAGGTGCGCATCTCTTGGACGGTGCGGGTGGAGAATTCGTTGAGCAGCGCGGCCAGGACGTGAGGGCGCTGGTGGTCGTTGTAGACGTCGTGGCGCTTGGCGTGTTCAGCCTTCCTGCGCTTGTTCTCGTCTGACTCTACTTCCTGGATGATCTGCTTAATGTTCAGCAAAGAGCTACCTCGGGATTTGGTACACGCTGTTGGGCGCGGTCATGGAGTCGTGGCGAAGGTGGAAGTAGTACCTCACAGCATCCACCGCATCGTCATCCTCTTTCACAGGATTTTCGTTCGTGATGACTCCGTTCTTCTGAGGGTAAGAGTAATTCCGTAGGTTGTCTACAGTCTTCGGGCACTTAGCTTCGTCCACGAAGAAGCGATTTATCCCTTTCACATTCCTGATGTACGAGCGGACGATGGTGACGCCGTGTTGGATGGAACAGGAGCGATATTTGAAGTCGATTCCTTTGCCCTTGAACCACTTCACGTTGGAGATTCCGGTCTGCTCCCTCTCCTGGTTTCCCGCGATATCGCAAAACCAGCCGTCAACCCGGTAGCCCTTGCTCATGATGCGCAGGTAGAGGTTTTCCAGCAGCAGCTTGCTCTGCACGATCTCGTCAAACAGGAAGACCTTGTCACGTGCGGGGTCGTATTGGAAGAAAAGGCAGGCCACGGGGTGAGTCCAGCCCCAGTCCACGCTCACGAACGTCGGCAGGTCGGGGTTATAGACGTAGCCCTTGATGAGGTTGGCTTCATCGAAGTCGTCGTAGACGAGCGCTGTTCCCGGAACGTTCCAGTCGATCTCGAACATCTGCCGGAAGGTGCGAGGGTCGAGCGTGTTTTCGAGCCGCTCAAGCTCCTTCTTCGGGAAGTAGGGGTTAGCAGCCGTCGGCCACTCAAACGAAAGCGCCCCGTCGATCGGGTTGGACTTGAAGTATTTGTAAACCCAGTGGGCCTTTGGGTTCTGGTATTGGGTGCCGAGGGAGCCGGTGACCCAGAGCAGGCCCTCGGTGTCAGAGACGCGCGCAATGGCTTCCAGGAAGAGTTGTTCAGAAACCTGGAAGACTTCGTCGATCCAGACCCAGTTCGCCTTCAGACCCTCAAGACGTTGTGGCTTGTCGGCAGAGATCGCGTGGAGGAGGCCGCCGTTGTGCCATTGAATTTCCTGGTGGGTGCGGTGGTAGTCCTTGATGAAGGGCTTCCCGTAGGCGAAGAACTTCTGCAACGACAGGCGGCGCAACATATCCGAAGTCGGGGCGATGATGACGCCAAGGGGCGGGTCGATAAGAGAGTGGGCATAGCCCCGTTTCTCTTCCGCGCACAAGACCATCTCCACCGCGCCCGCTTCGGTTTTGCCGCCGCGTTTGCCTGCGAAGGCCCCCCGAATGCGTGCTTTCGATAGATGAAAGCGCTGCTGTTCTCGGAAGGGCCTGTACCTCACATCTTCTTCTTAGCTTTCGGCTTCGCGGCCGCTTTCTTTGGGGCAGGTTTGTGTTTCGAGGCCATCTTGTTGTCGGGGTAAACCCATGGTCAGATCTCACTTTCTTCTACTGCTTCGTTGGTGAACTCGACCACGAGCTTTGATTCGCTCGTGTTCGTGTTCTTGAAATCGTTCTTGTCCGTCTGCCCCAGCTCTTGCTTGCCGAGCCAGATCTGCATGGTCACGTTTCCTGCGACCGCGTTTGCCCTTTGCAGAGAGCGCAGTTTTACACGCCACCCTTCGCGCTTTTGCTCTACATACTGGACATAGGACACGCCAAAACGCTTCTGCAGCCTGCGGTTGATGCGCTTGTGCATGGAGGCAATGTCGGTGCTGGTGATCTCGTAGGGATTGGCGCCGCCCTTGATGAGCATGCGCTCGGCCACGAACTCGCAGCGGGCTTCAAGGATCGCCAGCGACTCCAGAAACTCCCAGTCGAAAAACTTGACTGGTGGAACTGGGGGTTTTCTTTTGTCTGCCATAGCTTCCCCCTACCGGATCAGGGAGAGGAATTCTCCCCGCACAGCCGGATCGTCCCTGAACGCTCCGAGCATGGAGCTGGTGATCATGGTCGTGTTCTTCTTCCCCACGCCCCGGCAGCTCATGCACTGGTGGTGGGCCGCCACAACGACCGCGACGCCGTTGGGCTTGAGGTGCGTTTCGATGGCTTTCGCAATCTCCTGCGTCATCTTCTCCTGGATCTGTAGGCGCTTGCCGAAGCAGTCCACGAGGCGGGCGAGCTTGGAGAGGCCGACGACCTTGCCGGAAGGAAGGTAGGCGACGTGCGCCTTACCGATGAAGGGGAGCATGTGGTGTTCGCAGGTCGAGGTGAACTCGATGTCCCGCAGGATCACCATCTCGTCGCACGAACCGTCCTCGAAGACGGTGGAGAGGATTTCCTCTGGGTCCTGCTTGTACCCGGCGAACAGCTCTTTCCAGCTCTTCACGACCCGGTGGGGCGTCTTCAGGAGGCCCTCCCTGTCGGGGTTTTCGCCGATGTATTCGAGCATCTGCCTGACGCCAGCTTCCGCTGCTTGCCGCTTTTCGTCGCTCATTCGCCCCGCCCCCCGCTCCTGCGAACCGTCTGCGCCATGCGTCCCTTGGCCCGCTTCATCTTCCCGCCCACGGCCCTCGTATTGCTCTGGCTCCAGCTGTTGAATGAGTCCATGCGCTTCCTGGAAGATTTGCGCATTTTCTTAGTAATTACCGACGTCTTCGTCATTCGACCCCCACGATCTTGTGCGTTTGGAGAGAGAGGCGCCAGTCGCCGCCGAGGCTCATGAGCTTGATGAGCGTGGCGTCAAGGTTCGCCCGCTCCTGGTTCATCCAGATGGGCTGGAGCCAGGCCTGCTTGCGCTCGAACCCCTGGAAGGTTTCGGGCGTGATCTGCTTGTCGATGGGGGGCCAGAGGATCTTGAGGTCGTCGCAGCGTTCCAATCGGGTTTCCATGCGGCTCTGCTTGGGGCTCATGGTGATGTGGTCGAACAGGGGGAGGAGGTCGCCCAGCGCGTTGCTCCCATTCGTCTCCAGATGGACCGCGTAACCGCCTGCTTTGAGCGCAGCGATGAGTTCGTGGTCTGTCTGGAGGGTTGGTTCTCCCCCACTCACTACGACCGTCCTAATGTCGCCCAGGGCGTTTAGCGCCGTTACTATGGCCTTGGCGTCCATCACATCCCCGCCCCGGAAGTCGGTGTCGCAGAAGTGGCAAACGGCAGAGGGTTTATCCACCGCCAGGCCCGACCAGCGGTTGCAGCCGGTGAGGCGCAGGAACTTTACCGGCGTCCCGGCATACGTCCCCTCCCCCTGGAGGGTGGGCCCGAAGATCGCCTTTACACGGTACTTGCTCACAGCGTCACCTCCGCAAAGCAGTTTGGCGTTTCCCAGAGCTTCAGGCGGTTCACCGTCACGCCCGTCCCGGCCATCAGGCTGGGGATGATCTCGTGGAGGAGGTAGTGGGCCATGTTCTCGGCCGTTGGGTTGAAGGTGCAGAGGAAGGTGGGCTTGAACTTCGGGATGCCCTCAAGCGCGAGTGCGGTAATCTTGTCCTCGACGTAGACCAGGGTGGTGTGGTCCCAGTAAGTGTCGATCCATGTGCCAATTTTTTCCTTCAGAACAGAGAAATCAATGACGCGGCCCAGCCCATCAAGCTCCGGGGCCGTGGCCGTGACTTCCAGGACGTAGCGGTGGCCGTGGAGGGTGCCGCATTTCGATTCGTGCTGGTGGACGCGGTGACCGGCGTCGAACTCGAGTTTTCTCGTGATCGTGATCATACTTCGTACTCCGTGGGGTCGGGGACGCCCGCAAGCTGGAATGCTTCCCGCCGCTCACTACAGCTCCCGCACTTCCCGCAATGCTTTTCGCCGCCCTTGTAGCAGGTCCAGGTCTTCTCGAAGGGGACGCAGATGCTTGCCCCTATCCGCGCGATATCTGTCTTGGTGAACTCCTGGAATGGAGAGTGTAGCTCGATCTGCGCGTAGGTGCCCAGCTTGATGGCTTCCCGCATCGCCGCTGCGAACTCTGCCCGACAGTCCGGGTAGATGGCGTGGTCGCCGAAGTGGTTGCCCAGGACGACCGCCTTGGCCTCGATGCTTTCCGCAAATCCGGCCGCGATGGCGAGCATGATGCCGTTGCGGAAGGGGACGACGGTGCGCTTCATCGACTCGTCCGCGTAGTGGCCTTCTGGGATGGGGCCGCCGGAGGTCAGCAGATCGCTTTTGAAGGAGCCAAGGGGGAGTTCAACGACGTGGGTTTTGCCCCGGAGGTCGTAGTGGTCGGCGATGGCCGAAACCGCCACGAGTTCCTTGTGGTTGTGCTTGCTCCCGTACTGGAAGTGCAGGCAGGCGACGATTTCGTGCCCCCGGTTCTTGGCCCACGCGAGTGCGGTGGTCGAATCCATGCCGCCAGAGAGAACAACGACTGTCTTCATTTCCCCTCCGTGCCGATGCAATCGGGGCGCACGAGGCGCGTCGTGGGGTTGATCGAAATCCCGCCCCTGGGCATGAAGTTGCCCCGGACCTCCAACCACTTGGGCGCCATGAGCGCGAAAAGGTCACGAGCGATCTTATTCACGCAGTCCTCGTGGAAAGACCCCGTCTGGCGGAAGCTGAAGAGGTAGAGCTTGAGCGACTTCGACTCCACCAGCTTCTTGTCCGGGCAGTAGCGGAT